GGTATCGCCGCCGATCTCAACGGTGATGCCCTGGATTCTGGATGCCATGCGGATGACCACCTCCTCGTTTTGGGCATAAGAAAAGCCCATCTGCGTAAAACAGACAGGCAAATACTGTGTATCAATTCAAATTGTTCAGCATATAATAAACACGAAGCAACGTTGCGGTTTTTCTCTTCAAAGTCTTGACTTTTTAGATGCAAACTGCTATACTATGCCTCAGTGATCAGGTTTCAGATACTCGCGAGGACTGAGACCGGGGGGAGGACCTGTTGGCCCTCCTCTTTTCTTTTTATCACGAGTTTACCGAATGCGAGGCAAAGGAGATGCCTAATCAATTACAGAATGATCGCTTTAGAACATACGATCAGCAAATAGATATTCTTAAGAATCAAAAGGGACTCATTATTTCTGATGAAACCATCACCAAGGAATCTTTAATTAACATCGGCTATTTTTCCCTTATTGGTGGTTATAAATATCCATTTAAGAACCCCATGACTCGGAAATACATTAATACTACTTTTGAGGATATCTATGCTCTCTATAAGTTTGACAGAGAACTCCGAGAACTTACTTTTAAATACCTGTGCGAAGTAGAAATGAAAATTCGTCAGGTTATTTCCTATTGTTTTTGTCAGCATCACGGGGATAGTCAAACTCACTACATATCAACTGCAAGCTACCGTTCTAAGCCGAAATATGCTCGCGATATCGCAGTGTTAACGAATATTCTCAGTAAAATAGCCATTCGAGATACAGATCATTCGTATCTCGTCCATCAGCGAAATGCACATCAAAATGTTCCGCTTTGGGTTGCTGTGAATGCATTGACTTTTGGGCAAATATCTAAAATGTATTCGCTTTTGCCCTTCTCCCTGCAAAGTGCTGTTGCCCAAGAATATCCTCATGTAAACGAAAAGGAACTGGAACAGTTCTTAAGATGTTTAACCTTTTACAGAAACGTATGCGCACACAATGAGTGTCTTTATTGTTTCTCTTCTCGCCGTGATATTCCGGACACCAATCTTCATCGCAAACTCAATATTCCCAAAACTGGAACACAGTACACTCAGGGAAAACGAGATTATTTCGCTTTAGTTATAGCCTTCCGCTATCTTCTCTCTGACGATAGCTTTAAGAAATTCAAAAAAGCCTTGTTAGCCTCATTCGCACATATCAAAAAGAAAGCTCCCGACTCACGCAGCAGCAACTGTATGATAAGCTTGGCTTTCCAAGTAATTGGATGAAACTGACTCAATACAAACGATAAAGACTTTCCCGCCCAGTCATCAACGGCTGAGCGGGATTTTTCTTTACGCTCACTCGACGAACGTGCTTATTTCATTTGCGATATAAGCACGTTCGTCTGTTTTTTCGCCTTAGAACCGGTCAAAGTCCTCCTGCGATGCCAGTTCCTTATACGGATACTCGTCGTTCTGCCGCTCCGTAAACATATCATTGACCAACCCGATGGTCAGCAGGTCGAGGTCGGCGATGCTGATACCGAGCTGTACACAGCGCAGCAGAAAGAGCGGGGTGGTCATTTCCCGCTCACTTTTTCGAGGTTTTTTCTGGATTCCACCTCCGTCTGCACGTTCAGACCCCACAGTTCGATCAGCTGGGGCAGGATCTGGTAGATGGAGAAGGTGTTGAACTGGTCCAGAAACTCCTCCGGGCTGTCCGGCACCTTTGCCGGGTCCGCATGACGAGCCATCAGCCATGTCAGGTCCTCGAACATCTCCAGACTGAACAGGTCGAGGTTGGAATTGTCCTCATCGTTCTCCCCCACGCTCTTTTCCAGCTGGCGCAGGTCTTTATAAATGTCACGGCCAAACTTGATGCGGTACAGGCGCGGCACGGCGGCACTTGCCTTAAAAGTGACTTCCTTGCCATCGATCTCGATTTTCTTCGTAACTGCCATAATCGTAATCCTCCAAAATTTCATGTAAAATTGGCAGAGCCGAAGCCCTGCCGTATATCGTGTTTCTTACTCTGCCGGGTCAATGCTCACCAGTGCATTACCGCCGCTCACAGTAGGCAGCTTACCATCCCACTTCTGGATCTTCTGGTACTCGATCAGCGTATCGGACAGGCTTTCTGCCAGTTTGCGGTTTGCCTCTGCCTGTGCTTCTGCGGCAATGGAAGTCTTCTGGGCTTCCGCCTCTGCATTGGTGATTGCCACCTGCTTATCCGCTTCTGCCTTGGCAATGGCGGCTTCACTCTCGATCTTCTGCTTATCTGCATTCTGCTGTGCAATGGACTTCTGCTGGATGGCTTCGTTATAAGCATGCAGAAGTTGAGCTTGCCGCTCTGAATGGTGGTTTTCTGGATCTGACCGAAGCTGGTCTTCACGCCCGTGTAACCGGTGGGGATGATGTGGAACGAGCAGACAGCCAGCACCAGAACGATGATCACTGCGAACAAAGGAAAAAACTTCTTCATAATCGTATACCTCTTTATAATAATGTAAGCAGAGCCGAAGCCCTGCAGTGTGTGTCGGTCACTTAGCCCTGCGGCTCCTCGGTGTGACTGGTGTCTTCGGTGTCCACAGCTTCTGCCTGCGGCTCGTAGACCGCATCGTACCATTTGTTATAGACATCATCGGTGGTGTTGGTGCCGGTCTTTGCCTTGACATAACCGTTTGCCAGAGGGGTTGCCTGCAGGTTCAGGGTGTCCGTCTTGACTTCCTTGCTGTCCTCATTGGTCTCACCCTCGATGGACGGACGGCTTGCCACACAGTTGTACAGCACATGACGGATGTGACGCTGATCGCCATCAAACTCGAACAGGAATGCGAAATGCTCCAGTTCCACATTGGCGTTTTCCGCAAGCACACCGTTGCCATCCAGCTCCTCGTGCATGATGTCCGTGAGGAAGCTCTCCGGGATCAGCGCGATTTCCAGATCCCCCTCATAGCCGGAGTTGTTATTCACGACATAGTAGGCGATATTGTCCGCATAGAACGGCTCGATCTCGCCATTGGCATCCATAGAAAGACTGACTGCACTAGGGATGCGGACCGGCTTTGCGTAGGTGACGCTGCCATCTTCGTCAAAGGTCGCCTTGGCATAATGGCAGTTTTTCAGGCCAAATTTGACCTTATTGCTTTTCTTCGACATAGTGTTCCTCCCATAAAAATATCCTGCATGAGCATCACACAGTCAGCTCATACAGGACTTCATACATCTTTTCGGTTTCGATCCAGACCTCACTTTTCTCATAATAGAGTTCATGCAAAGTCAGGACTTCTTCAATAGTTGCTTCCATATCCGGGTCTTTGTAATCGGTGTACACCTCGATGTCCAGCCGGTTGAAGTGGTGATACACAAGGTTATCCGCACCGAAATTCTCGGCTTTCGGATACAGGAAGCAGATAAACGGTGGATCAGGGCTCTCCCCTTCTGCGAAATGGTCATACGCATAAGGAAGCCCCATCTCCTCCACCAGAGCTTTTACTTCTTCGTGGGTCATTGGTTTCTCCTCACTTTAGTGCCTTTTCGATGAGGGACTGGAGCTGCTCGATACCTGCTTGTTCAGCCGGGGCAATATGCGGTCTTCCTGCCACACGGCCGCCGCCGCGCTTGGCATGTCCCTTTTCCAACAGATGTGCCAGCTGGTAGCGGTTCTTGGAATGCACCACCATCTGAAGGCTCTGGCTGGATTCGGACTGTTTGGTCGCCACCCAGCTTCCCTTGTACGCGCCCGTCCTGGACGGTGCATTGGCCGAGATCTGGTCTTTGACCGTTTTGGCAGATTTGCGGACTGCCTTCTTGACTTCGGTGGAGGCAAGGGTCGCATATTCTTTTAATCCCTCGTTGATGGCGTCAGCCATATTCACGGAGAAAAGAACAGCGCAATCTTGATTCGTCAGAACTTACTGCCGGATAACGATAAACAGTCCTTTTACTGGTTTCTCTGGCACGAACTTGGGCATTGGTATACTAGAAACACTGAACCAGATGATTTGCGCCGCTATAGTAATCCGAATCTTCTTGATGCTGTCACGCTCAGTGATCGCCTTCGCGGTGTCAATACCACTATCACACAACTCAAACAAGATGGGTACTGGTTCTGGCAGGAATTTATTGCTGAGGCAATCTCACAGTATGTTTCCGGAGAATATGATGCACAGCAATTCGACACTTCTCAGCCAATTGAATGGCGTTCTAGCGCCTATCTTCCCATTATACTTTATCTCGATTCAATGCTTGATGCGGCATTTTCTCCTGATGATTTGGTAGACGAATATGCTCTCACTCATTATTTTGCCAACCTTCTCATGCGCGATGTAATTGTCCTGTTCGAAAAAGCGGCTGAAGCCGGAGAGCTTATACCTGATACCATCGATGGTTTTGAAATTCCAGATGTTCCGGATGCTTCGATGGACCCGACAAGGATTTCTGATATTGAATTTGAAGAATTTCAGCCTGCTATGCGGGAGTTACATAAATTATTAAAGTACCAAGTACAAAAGGAACGCTTCTGGGAAGTTGATGAAAACTTCCTGTTAGAACTCGGAAGGCACATCAAGAAACTTCGGGATATTAAAATTCAGATTATTGCCACTATCGAGTTGGAGAATCAGTACGATGACACCAGTGTATAAAACAACTGACGCCCTACTTTCCGACTACAACAGCCTACCGGAAATCGAACAGAACCGTGTCGGAAAGTACCTCAAGAATCTGGTTCGGATTCATAAGGCTATAGCATCACTCAACTTTGCCGATAGGCAGGTAAACTGGGAACTGAGCAAGCAGCGAATCGAGCCTTACACTGAAGCTGAAGAAATCAAATGCAGCTTCTGCGGCAAGTCCAGTAATGAAGTTGAGAAGATGATTGTTGCTTCGGATGATGTCTGTATCTGCAATGAGTGTGTTGGCCTATGCAGCGAGGTGCTGCAAGAGGAAATTGACAAAAAATAAAGTAAGAATCACAGATGGGAGGTTTGCAAAGTGTCGCAACACCGCTCATTTTCTTGCATAGATCTTAAAAGCTATTACGCGAGTGCGGAATGC